CGAAGGAGCAATTCAGCCGGGAAGAAATCAACATGGATTCGTGCAGCTCATGGGACAACAATCCATTCCAACAGCATCCAATTCAATCCAGATGTATGTGGATGGGGAGTCTCCTCTTCGCATTGTGATGCCTACTGAGACTGTATGGATGGCAAAGTGCTATGTGATCTTGATGGAATATGACTATACTGGAACTGAATTCACAGGCAATGTGCTTGCTGGTGAGTGGTCAGGAATGTTTTATAGAGACAAGACTACGCACTACACAAGCAAGATGATAATGCAGTCAAGACATGGCAATGGATTCTCAACAGGGAACTTTGACTTGTATTGTCCTGTTGTATCCAATGAGATAGCTCCTTATGTTGATCTGAAGCACAGTGGTCACTATGCTCTTGTATCAATGACTGTCCAATACACACAAGTGAAATTCCAAAAGACTCCAATTATATGACAGATACAACAAAAGAATTCATCACAGCCATGACTCTCTTGAGACAAGGAGCAAGATGCAACACTGAAGAATTTAGAATTGCATCAGGTGGATATCAGGCAAAGCTCAAAAGATGGCAAATCAAGCTGATTAATTCCACTATAATAGTGGGACTTGTTGCTCTCATTTCATTAATCACTTATTCACTTATCTGATGGAAGATATAATCAAAATAAAAGTAGACTCAGGAGAAGCTGTTGCAGAAATTGAAACAGTGGATTCAGCAATGCAAAAGCTTGATACTACAACGCAAGAAACAACAGAAGCAACAAAGAGTCTCAAGGCACAAATCAGAGAAGCTACTCAACAGCTTCTTGAGATGTCAGATGAGGATCCTCGAAGACAGAAGTTGATTGAGCAGATAGGTCAGATGAAGGATCAGATGGCAGATGCTGCTGACCAAATCAAAGGGAATACAGGGCCAGCATTCGAGAGCATGGGCAACACCTTTGGCATCATGACAGGGCAACTTGCCAATCTTGACTTCGATGGATTAGGAAAGTCATTGACACAAGTTGGTGCATCCATTGGGAAGGTAAATTTCAAGATGCTCAAAGAAGAGCTTGGTGGATTGGTTAAGGGAATCGGAGACATGGGGAAGGCACTTCTTGCCAATCCAATCTTTGCCATTGGAGGAGCTATTGCTGCTGTCATTGTTTATTGGGATGAACTCAGTGCAGCTGTGAGCAACTTCAATATCACACAAGGAGAGGCAATTGACAACATGATGAAGAGTGATGCAATGTTGAAGGAGACTGAAGGTCTACAAATACAGCAAGCAGAAATTGAGCTACTTGTCAGAGCAGTGAATGACCATAGCAAAAGTGAGGAAGAGAGAAAAAATGCTCTGGATAAAGTGAACTATGCATTGGAGCAGAATGGTATTGCAGCGATTGATGACATTAACAACACAGCTGGAATCATCAATGCAAAGAATCTATTGATTCAGAAGCTTCAGCAAGAAGCAAAGGTGAGAGGACAGATGGCCTATCTGGAAGAGCTCTATGCTAAACAAGCCAGACTGATGGCAGATAAGGGATTCACTACAACAGTCTCTGAAGCCAATGCCGCTGGTCTTGAATTGCTTGGATTGAAAGGTACATTTGTTCAGACCATGACTGATATGTCAGGCTCAATGTTCGGAACAACTGTGACTGATTTGGAGAATGTAAAGAAAGAGATTGATTTCATCAGTGAATCAATCTATAATGATCAACAAGCTCTTGATGCATTACAAATCAAAAACTTTGAGAGAGTAGTGGTCAAGAAAAAAGACATTCAAGATCAGGTCAGGAATGACAATAAAAATGAGAAGGAAGAGGAGAAAAAAGCTGAGGAGGAGCATGGCAAAGAAATGGAATCCATTGCCATCAAATCTATTGAATATAGAGGACAAGTAACAAATCAAATAGCTTTTAAATCTCTCACAGACAGACATGCCTATGAGCAATATCAGGAAGAGGAGAATGCAAAGAAATTAGAAGCTATAAAGAGACAGCATCTGGAGAACTATATCACAATCACAGGCAATGGATTGCAAGCTCTTGGTGACTTGGTAAGTGCATTTAACATCAAAGACGAGAAGAGAGCAAAGAAGCAATTCCAAATAATGAAGAGCATTCAGATGGCATCTGCTTTGATTGACACATACAAAGCCATCACAGGAGCTCTTGCAGATACATCTCCAATTCCATACTACATGAAGGTAGCCAATGCAGCCATAGCTGGAGTAACAGGATTTGCACAAGTGGCCAAGATTGCACAGACACAATTCAACACAACTACAACAGATCAAGGTGGAGGAGGACTCAATGCTGGAGGACAAGGAGGAGGGGGAGGCATGCAAGCTCCTCCAATTGACTTCTCATTCATGCAGCAGACAGGACAGCCCAATACAGTTGAGACTTATGTGCTTGCTGGAAATGTAGCCAATGCACTTGAAGCAAGACAAAAAATCATTGACCAATCACATTTGTAAAAAATGAAAAAGCAATCTTTTCCACTATTAAGAAAAGCCATCAAGAAGGGAGTACATGAGGGACTGAGCAGAATAGATGATATGGACATCACAAATGAAGATGCCATCATCATTGAAATAGTGGAGGCAATTATTGAACAGATAGAAGAACAATACAATTTTGAACATGAGTGAAGTCAAAGTAATTGAATACGGTCTTGGAGACAATGATGAATTCGGAGTCTATGCAATCTCTTTAGTAGATCAGCCAGCAATAGAAGTGGACTTTGTTGCATTAAAGAAAGACAACATCCTCCTGGCACGAGTAGAAGATGGAGAGAAGCGGATGCTCTATGGGCCAGCTCTCATTCCTGATCAGCCAATTCTTCGCTATGATAAGAATGGAGAGAAGTATTTCATCAAGTACAGCAAAGACACTATTGAGAAGACAGCTCAAGAATTCTTGAAGAGGAATCTCCATCACAATCATACCATTCAGCATGAGATGCCTGTGGCCAATCTCACTGTTGTAGAGTCATGGATAAAAATGGGAGAGGACAAAGGGATGAACTTTGGCTTTGACTTACCAGATGGCACTTGGATGATTGGCGTGAAGGTAGATGATGACTCAACTTGGGAAGCAGTGAAGCAAGGTGCAGTGAAGGGATTCTCAATAGAGGGATTCTTTGTGGCTGAGAAAGAAGAGCTCACAGATGAAGAAGAGCTTGAGAGAATGCTGACACAAATTGTTCAGTCATTAGAAACGAAATAGAAAAATTTTCCACTTACTAATAACACAAAAAATATGATTCAAGAACTGATCAACAAATTTGCTCCAATGCTTGAGAAGCATGGGGTGAAATTATCAGCAGCAGAAGAGACAGTCACTATTGAGATGGCTGTTGAAGGTGCTCTTGCTGATGGCACTGCAATCTTCTCTCCAGCATCTGAATGGGTGGAAGGAGTAGAAATCTATGTGATGGATGCAGAAGGCAATCCAATACCACTTGCTGATGGTGAATACTCACTTGACAATGGAAAAATCATAGTTGTATCTGAGGGCAAAGTTGCTTCAATTGCTGAAGCTCCTGTAAACGAGGAAGAGATTCCTGTTGAAGAAGAGCAAGCTGCTGAAGAGAGCTACTCAAAAGACCAAGTTGAAGCAATGCTTAACAACATCATCAATGAATTCACAACTAAGTTATCAGCTGTTGAAGCTCAACTCAGTGAGGCTAATTCAAAGATTGTTGAATTGTCAAAAGCTCCAGCTATCAATTCAGTGAAGCAAAGAGCTGCACAGACAGAAGCTGCTGCTCCAATCAACTTGAAAGAAATGAAATCAATTCACCACAGAGCAAATGCTATTGTGGCCAAATACACAAACAAATAACAAAAACAAGAACAAGAAATGGCAACATCATTAACCATCTCATCTTCAAGCTATGCTGGTGAATTAGCTTTACCATACATCGCTGCTGCTGTATTGTCAGGAGATACTCTATCTAACGAGTATGTGACAATTCACGAAAACGTTAAGTACAAAGCTGTGCTTAAAACATTATCAACTACAGGCATCGTTAAAGCTTGGGGTTGTGACTTCGACAATTCAGGAACTACTTTGACTCTTGCTGAAAGAGTGCTTCAAGTGACTGACTTGAAAGTGAATATCGAAGTTTGCAAGGATCAATTTGCAAAAGATTGGGAAGCTGCTCAAACTGGAAGAGGCTTCATCAATGATCAAATCCCAGCGACATTCGCTGATTTCATGTTAGCTCACGTTTCTGCAAAAGTTGCTGAGTCAATTGAATATAACATCTGGCAAGGTAACTTCACACCAGGTGGAGCTGCTGCTACTTACACTGCATTCACAGGAATTCTTGAGACTTTAGATGTAGCTAAATCAGGAACTCCTGATGTGAACATCGGAACAATCTCAGCTTCTACTGTTGTTGCTGACATCCAATCTGTTGAGGCTGTATTGCCCGCTGCATTGGTTGGTGATCCAGCTGTGAAGTGCTATGTGAACAAGAAGACTGCACAATTCTATCGTCAAGCTCTTGGCACTTTGGGCTACTTACAGCAATTCAACGCTGCTGTTGCTGTGCCTATGACTATTGATGGGTACGAGATGTATGTTTGTCCAGGTATGCCTGACAACACTGTTGTGTTTGCCAAGAAGGACAACTTGCACTTTGGTACAGATTTGAATTCAGACTTCAACGAAGCAAAAGTTGTGGATATGTCAGAAACTGATGGTTCAGACAATGTTCGCGTTGTGATGAAATTCAGAGCTGGAACTCAAGTTGCTTTCCCAACTGAAGCAATTTTAGCTTACTAAGAAGAATCCTTTGTTCAGTAGGTGAGAGACTTGTGCTCTTGCTTACTGAACAGATTCATTTTCATACATAATAAAAAATTAAGACACAACAATGAGCTGTAGCCTTACACATGGGATGAGCATCAACTGCAAAGAAGGCATTGGTGGCATCAAAGCTGTTTATCTTGGTACATTCGCAACATTCGGAGAGAACAGTGCGACTATCAACGGAACAACGAACATAGTTACTGCTCTTGCAACTGGCACAATCTACAAATATGATTGTCCAAAGAACACAGGAAGCTTCACTGAAGAAGCTGCTATCTCAATCGAGAATGGAACAATTTTCTATACTCAAACGGTTGTAGCTGCTCTTCATGGCCTATCTTCTGCTCGATCTTTAGAGCTTCAGAACATGGCAAAAGGAAGACTTGTTGTATTCGTGCAAGACAGCAATGATAATATCTGGATGGTTGGATATCACACTTCTGCTGAAGTGACTGCATTCACCACACAGACTGGAACTGCGAAAGGAGATATGAATGGATATTCAGTGACTTTCACTGCTGAAGAGAAGAACAAAGCATATATGCTTGATGCTTTTGATCCAGCAACAGAAGCTCCATTCGACAACTTCGCAACAATCACAGTTTCTACTTCAAACATCTAAGATCAGAAGTACATGCTGTACTTACTGACAAATACACAAGCACAGCTCCTCTTCTTGCAAATTCAGGAAGGGGAGCTTTTGCTATCTAATTTTTACACTGACTATCTGCTTGAGCTTACTAATGAACAGACACTTGAGAAGCTTTATTGCATTCCTCAAATATCTGTGAGCAATGACAGATACACTTCAATTGTCATCAGCACAGATGCAAATGATCCATTGAATTCTTCTCTATTAATTGAATATCCAGCTCGCTATTCTTTCAAGGTCTATGGCCAGAATTCCAGCACGAATCTTGATCCATCAAATGCAGCTGTAGTAGGCATGATTGAGAAGGGATATTTGATGCTTCAAGACTTTTCAACACCATATTTCACTGATCCAAATCTATCCGTAAATTCGGACATCACATACAATGGATAAGATACAACACACAGCTCCACTGATTGTGAACATGGCAAAGGACTATGTTCAAGAAGCAGTTGAAAAGGAGACACCAAAGGGATGGGTAAATCATGGAGAGAACAATCTCTTCAGTCAATATCTGATTGACTTGTACAACACAAGCTCTGTGCATGGATCACTTACCATGTCAATAGCTTTCACCATAGCTGGAAAGGAATTCAGCACAGCTCTTCCAATAGCAAAGAGAGAGGCAGATAGACTCAAGATAGACTCATTAAGACACAGCACTTCACTTGATTTGAAGTTGCATGGTGGATTCTTCTGGGAGGTTGTATGGTCAGTGGATAGAACTACAATAGCTCGCATCAATCACTTACCATTTGAGAACTGTAGACTTGCAGTTGTCAATGAGGAGGATGTGATACCTGGTATCTATTACTCAAAAGATTGGTCAGATATCAGAAAGAAGAAGAATGCTCCTGTCTACATTCCAATGTTCAATAAAAGCACAAATGAGGAAGAGCCATGTCAAGTGCTATTCATGTCAGTAATGACTCCAGGGAGTGCTTACTATCCAAAGCCTGACTACTACTCAGCTCTTGAATATATTGAGTGCACAAGACAGATCAGTCATTTCTACAATGCATTTCTTCAGAACGGAATGTTCCCTGGCTACATGATACACTTCAACAATGGAGTGCCTGATCCAGAGGAGCAAATAATGATTAAGAATCAGTGGGAGAAGATGAGTGGAACTCAGATGGCTGGCAAGAGAATCTTCACATTCAACGAAAGTCAAGAGAGAGCTCCAAAGCTTGATTTGATTCCTCTTGATGATGCAGACAAAAAGTGGACAGTGCTAAGTGAAGAATCAAGAAACAATATCATGATTGGTCACAGAGTGACTTCTCCTTTACTTTTTGGAATCAGAGAGAGTGGTGGACTTGGAAGCAATTCAGATGAACTCAAGCAAGCATTCAAGATATTCAAACAACAAGTCATTGAGCCATATCAGAGAATGATATGTGATGCTGTTGAGATTCTCTTTGGTAGCATTGGAATTGTAGCTGAATTCATCATTGTTCAGAATGATGTTTTTGGAGATTCATTGACAGCACAGATTGAGGATGCTCCAAAAGGAGTGATTCAATCAAGTGATATGTCAGCTATCATAGCCATTGCTGGACAAGTGAAGTCAGGTGCAATCACAAGTGATCAAGCACATCAGCTCATTCACATCACATTCCCAGCATTAACTCATGAACAAGTAAGAGCTTTACTTGGGGAAGGGCCTGTGCAATTAAAAAAAAAAGTTGAATTAGCAATCCCTGATTCATGTGACATTCCCGAATTCACTACAGAAGATGAAGACTTGTGGCTGCAATGGTTGGAAGATAAAGGAGAGATAGTTGATGAAGAAGAATGGGAGCTGATTGAGGCTGAGCCTGTAGACATGGCATCTGTGAGAAGCTATGCTTCACCAAATGAGCCGAGTGAAATGGACTCGGGACTCTATAAAATCAGATATGCTTATTCAACAAATCTTTCTGACAACTCAAGGAAATTCTGCAAGCATATGGTCAAAGCTTCCACTGCTAATCTTGTCTACAGATTTGAAGATATCACCAAGATGGATGGGAAGGAGAATAAAACTTTTGCTCCAAAAGGCACAAGCACATATTCAATCTGGCTATACAAAGGAGGAGTGAACTGCAAGCATGTATGGGAGAGAAGAGTCTACTTTAGAAAGAGAGAGAAGGGAAGATTCTTGGCTGACAAAGGTCTGAAGAATTCTGATCCAATCTCAGTGGCCAAAGCAATTAGAGCTGGAATGCCATTGAAAGATATTGCCAAAGACTTTGCAACTGCAAACACGAGGCCATATGACATGCCAAATCATGCGAGATTAAATCCACAACAATAAAAGACTATGCCAATACCATCAGAAATACTCTTCATAAATAAAGAATACTTGACCAAGTACACACAGCTGAATGAAGCTGTTGATACTAACTTAATCAGACCAGCTATCTACTTGGCACAAGACAAGTACATTCAGCTTTGGTTAGGAACTGACTTGATGAACAAAATCAAATCAGACATTCAGAACAACACATTGAGTGGAGTCTATGAGACACTGCTCAACAATTATATTGTCAAACCAACAGCATGGTGGACAATGGTGGAATTGTATCCATCTCTTGTCTACAAATTAGACAACGGTAATGTAGTGAGCAGACAAAGTGAAGACACAACTCCAGTCACTAAGGGAGAGCTTGATTCATTAGTGGACAAAGCAAGAGACAATGCGACATTCTACACACAGAGACTTGTAGACTATCTATGTGATAACAATATCAGCTATCCTGAATACACAAGCAACACATTCCCTGACATCTCTCCTCTAAAGAAGGTCAATAGACAAAGCTCTGTGATGTTCAGTGATGGGTATAAAGAGAGATATGATACTCGCATCAAGTGGAGCATTCGAGACTTTTATAACGGATAAGCAATACATGAACAAGGAGCAACAGATCAGGAGAAACTATGAGCAGAAGCTCAAAGTCTATCTCACAAAATTGGACAAGCAAATAAAGAGGTCAAATGAAAATACCAACAATAGAAGAACTCAAAGCTAAATTCACAGAGCTTGGATATCAATGGATGCCATTCCACATCATAGGCATCAGAAGCAAAGCCAATGAGCCTAACAAATTTGATGATCTGATTTGTCTTGTCAATG